ATAATGGCAAATCTGTGATTTGTTTCAACCACTCCGACGTATCTGACTGCCCTTTCGAAACTCTACTTCTTCCTTGTTCAAATTGTAGCGGATGCCGCATGGATCGCTCTAAATCCTGGGCTATTCGTTGCATCCATGAAAGTTCCCTCTATGACAATAACTGTTTTATTACTCTCACTTTTAGCGAGGATACTATCAACTCTCGCGGAACTTTAGTGAAGTCTGACTTTCAAAATTTTATGAAGCGACTTCGCAAGCGCTTTTCGGGTATACAACCTGTCTCAAAGATTACACATGAGGTCTATTCGATGAAAGACCTTCAATTTATGGAAATGGACGGTACTGCTCAAAATGATGACATCCACTACCCGATACGCTTCTTTCATGCTGGTGAGTATGGCGATAAATACTCTCGGCCTCATCACCATGCTTGCTTATTTAACTTTGATTTCACTGACAAGGTACTTATTGAATCGCGTGGTTCCAATCACTATTACCGCTCTGCGGAATTGGAGAAACTATGGCCCTTCGGGCATTCAATGGTAGGTCATGTCACTGTCGATTCTGCTGCCTACGTCGCTCGTTATATCCTCAAGAAAATGAACGGGAAACTCGCCGACGACTGGTACAAAAGGTACGACTTACAGACCGGGGAAGAATATCAACTTCAACCGGAATACACGACTATGTCTCGTCGTCCAGGGATCGCTGCATCCTGGTTCAAAAAAAACCCTTCCTCCGTGTACCCGAAAGACTATGTAACCGCAGGAGGAAAATCCTTTAAAGCGCCTCGATTTTACGACAATATGTTCGAATTAAGCAATCCAGAGGAGTTCCTCAAAATAAAGAACAAAAGAAAGCTGGATTCTATGCTCAATGCTGACGATAATACTCCTGCACGCCTTCGCGTTCGTGAGAAGGTGCTGCTATCAAAACTATCTCGGTTAGTAAGGACTTACGAAAATGATTACTAAAATGTATTCTGTGTATGACAAAAAAGCCAAGATCTTCAACACCCCTGTCTTTCTGCACAATAACGCTGTCGCCTGTCGAGCCTTTGGCGAGCTCGCCAACAATCCGGATCACCCATACGGCAAACACCCTGGTGATTATGAGTTATGGTTAATTGGCACTTATGACGACTGTTGTGCCCTGACCTGTCCTCAGATAGA